CGCAATGATGAGGATAAATTATGTGCCGAAATGTTATGTAACAATGTAGTTTTAAATCAAAACGATGTTTACTATAAATTAAAAGAGTCAGAATCTTTACGGATATTTAAAAATAACAAAGAAGACTACCCAAAAAAAGACATAGATTTGTGTTTATCTATAAATATGTTTTCAAAAGCAATACAAGTAAATAACAATATAGTTAGAGAGGTGATATAATGTTAACACAAGAAGAATTAAAGAAAAAAGATTTTAAAATATTTTTAGGTATGCCTATGTATGGTGGCATGTTATCAGAGGCAACTTTACATGGTTTATTAGAACTACAACAATGGTCCATGGCTCACAACATAGGTTTACGAATACAAACAATGGGTAATGAAAGTCTAATCACAAGAGCGAGGAACACCATAGTTTCTATGATGATGGATCAAACTGATTATGTTGCGACTCATTTATTATTTATAGACGCTGATATAGGATTCTCGTGGAGAAACGTAGAGAGATTATTGTGTGCAGAGAAAGATATAGCTTGTGGAATTTATCCTAGAAAACATTTACATTTTGAAAAAGTTGCAAATGTTCTTGCAAACTTTCCAAACGCTACGCCTGACGAGATAGAGGCTAAGATACTTGGTTACAACGTGAACTTTGATGACCCGACACACTTAAAGGGAGAGAATGGTTTTTTTAAAGTAAATGAAGCGGCCACGGGGATGATGTTAGTAAAGCGTCATGTTTTTAGAACTATGTTTAAAAAGTTTCCCGAAAGAAAGTATGAGTCAGATCAAATAGTTAACGGTGGCGGTTATAAATCAGATAACTGCTATGACTTATTTGCTGTAGGTCCTTATGAGACTGTTGGACAAAAAAGATATTTATCAGAGGATTATTATTTTTCTAGATTGTGGCAAGAGTGTGGTGGAGAGATATGGGCAGACTTAGCTATGCCATTAACACATTTTGGAAACAGAGGATATAAAGGTCATGTTGGTGCTTTGGTTGCACAGGTGAAGAATGAGAAAACTTAGATTAATACAATACAATAGCACATCGCATTACGCTGTTTATATAGTTGATAATTTTTTAAAAGAGGATTATAGAAAAAAAGTATTAGATAAACTTAAAGAACTAACGAAAGTAGATGTTATGAGAAAATCTACTAATGTTCATGCAACAATGACCCATTACACAGAATTATTAAAACATGATGTTTTTAAAGACATGTTTTTACAAACCATAGAGTTGCTACAAATGTTTTTTACACTTAGAGCTTCAGCTCCAAATGCGCCTTATGAGTATGTTATTGATGAAGCATGGGGCATGAAACACGAAAAAGGCGACAAGACCTTAACACACATACACGGAGATTTTTTTTCATGTGCTTATTATCCTAGAGTCCCTGGAGAAACTATAATTGGTTTTCCAGATTTTGATCGTAATGAAAAAATATTAGAAAATTCATTATATATATTTCATGGTTTGACTAAACACGGTGTTGCAAAGCAACTATATGACGAGCCTAGATATTCCATAGCGTTTAACATTGCACAAAATAACTTAAAAATTGCAAACAATAACGATAAATAAAAATACAATACACAGAGATTTTAATGTTTTGTCTGAAGAGGATAGAGAGCTAGTTCTAAAGGATGTTAAATATGAAATAAAAAATCATCTTTGTGAAGATGCTGCTTTGTATCAAACACACGCCAACCTTTTTCAAAGATATAAAGATAAGACTTATTGGAATAGACTTTATCTAACAGCTAGGGCTATGGTTGACAATAATTATAAATACTATAAATCATGGGCCAATTTATCCAATGAAGATAATGATTATCAATTTCATCAACACAAAAATAAAATGACTTGCGTGTATTATCTTAAAAGTAATCTACCAGAGTATGGCACTAAATTAGAGGGTAATGTAATATTAGAGTCAACAGAAAATTCAATGATAGCTTTTGATGGAATGATACCTCATTCTGTAGCAAATATGCCTAAAAATATAGCTAAATTAAATCCTAGATATTCTGTTGTTTTTGACTTTAAACGGGCTTTCTAGTATATTATCGCAATGCCCCTAGTAAATTTTAGACCAGCACCAGGTATTAACAAAGAAGTAACAGATTACACAGGTCAAGGTAAGTGGACTGATGGTGATATGGTGCGTTTTTTTCAGGGTTCAGCACAAAAAATTAAAGGTTGGGAAAAGTTTATAAGCACTTCTTTAGTTGGTGTAGCTAGAGACATGCATGCATTCGTAGGCTTAGATGGCACAAGGTATCTTGCGGTTGGCACAGATAGAAAACTATATATAGTTGTGGAGGGCCTTGCTTATGACATTACTCCCATAAGAGAAACACAAGCCTTAACCAACCCTTTTACAACAAATGGCACAACCTCTGTCACAGTAACTGATACATCTCATGGAGCAGCTAAGGGTGACTTTGTAACATTTGACTCTTTTTCAGCGATAGACGGATTAGACATGAACAAAGAGTTTGAAATCACATCTATCACAGATAATAATAATTATGTTGTAACTGCCACATCTGCAGCATCTGGTTCAACATCAGGCGGCGGTGGTTCAGGTAACGCAAAATATCAAATACAGATTGGACCAGAAGTATCTACATCAGCATTTGGATGGGGCACTGATACATGGGGTAGTTCAACTTGGGGCACACCTTCGACTTCCACAACAGTTACATTAGAGGCTAGACAGTGGTCTTTAGATAATTTTGGAGAAGATTTAATAGCTACTGTTTTAAATGGTGGTGCTTTTAGATGGGATACATCTAGTGGTGTTTCAACTAGAGCTGCGGCTATAACAAATGCACCAACAGCTTCTAGATTAAGCTTAGTGTCTACTCCAGATAGACACTTGTTATTTTTTGGTACAGAAAAAACTATTGGCACAACAAACACACAAGACGATTTATTATTAAGATTTTCTGATCAAGAGGACATTAATACCTATCAACCCACAGCAGAAAATACTGCAGGATCTTTAAGAATTGCAGACGGATCGCGGATCGTGGCAGCAGAGCGATCAAGAGGTCAGATACTTGTATGGACAGACACATCATTACATTCTTTACAATTCATTGGGCCACCTTTTACTTTTGGTTTAAGACAGCTAGGCCAAAACTGTGGTATCGTAGGAATACATGCGGGCGTTGATATTAACGGCGTAAGCTATTGGATGTCACAAGACTCCTTCTTTCTTTTTGATGGTTCTGTGAAAAAATTACCATGCACAGTTGAACAATTTATTTTTAATAATTTAAACGTGACAGGAGCAGAAAATGCCTTTGCAGGTCATAATGGTGAGTTTAATGAAATTATGTGGTTTTACCCTAGAACTGGATCAGATACCATAAATGCCATAGTGGCTTATAATTATTTAGAGGGCACATGGTGGACAGGCACTTTGGATAGAACTACTTGGATCGATAGAGAGGTGTATGATAACCCTGTGGCAACAGACTATTTACCAACAACAACTGCTAACAATGAAGTTATTTCAGGGTTAACAGATGGCGCTACACAATTGTTTTTACATGAAACAGGCAATAACGGTGATGGAGCTGCTATTACAGCTTTTGTAAAATCAGGTGTCGTGCAAATAGGAGAAGGTAATGACTTTGCTTTTGTATCTAAACTAATACCTGATATTGAAGATCAAGAGGGTATATTAAACGCTAAATTAGAATTTAAAAATTATCCAAACAATAGTACAAGCGTAACAAAAACAGTTTCATTTCAGGATAACACAGACTTTGTAAGTCTTCGTGGCAGGGGTAGAGAATTTACAGTAAACGTTGTATC